TAATATTAACTCCAGTTCCAACACTAGCAGAGGCTGGTGTTAAAGTTGTCGTTGTTGTATTCGTTGCAAGATAAGGTCCATCAGTAAATTCCACTTCAGCTAATGTCCAGGCTGTATGACCAGTTCTTGATAACTTCATCACTTCATGATTTGGATGTGTGATGTACATAACATCTGCTGATTGAGCAAATTTTATGTCAAATAATTCTGCTGTTAAATATGGAGAAGATATTTCATAAGCTGATCCACCAGAAAGTATCTGTCCTTTGTCTTTAAAAAATCTAATATAATTATTTCCAAATTCTAAAATATAAGTTTGAGTAGTTGAAAATTCAAAAGGTATTAATCTTGTTTTAGCAGCTGAAGATTTTACTTCAGCAATAAATTGAGTTCCAACTCTTCTAGTAGCAGCACCTTGAGGATGTACTAAAAAATTTTCTAAAGTTTTTGCACCAGAGCTATACTTTTCAAAATCTGTTCTTCCATCCATTTTAGGAGAAAACTCTCCAGATACAAAAGATGTTAAAGCTAGTGTTGTTCTTGGCATATCTTTTTAAAAATTTCTTGTTGGCTTAATCCTTGTTCATCTCTTTTACATTTAGAAGTTGGATCAATTTCATGTTCGTTAATAATCTCTACTAAAGCATATCGATAAACTTTAGTGTCATCTCCCCATTGAAAATGAAGAAGTGATTTAGGCTCTGAATATTTTTCTAATAGTCTTGGATCAAAAGCTGATTTTGACATTATAATCTAGCATCTGTAAATTCAGAGCTTTCAATAGTTCCTAATGAGTTTTCTGTTGCATCAATAAATCTTGCTTCTCTTAATCTTTCATCTGCTCTAACCATATATTTATCAGCTAGTGTTGCATTGTTTGTAACTGCATAAGCAAGATCGGCAGCAAGTTGATGAGATATACTTTCTTGTAAATAAGTGTCGTAATTATTTGGATCAGTATCTATCGCTATATAAATTATATAAACAGTTCCTTCATTGGTTACTATATTTCTGCCTTCTAATTTATAATCAATATCTGATTTAATACTGTCTGTTGATCCATTATGAACTTTTAAAACTCTTAAACAATCTGAAGGTAAAGCATAAGCATAAGAATATTCTACTACTGGTGCTGTACTGTTTTGTGCTAATTGAACTCTTTTGTGTAAGCAGTTCCAAGCATGAGATCTAAATACTCTATTTCTTACTGGCTCATATCTTTGGTTACATAATCTCGCATTTTTACTATCATCAGTTAATGCTGAAATTGTTGATGCTCCTAATAAGTTAAGAGCTGAATTACATATATCTACTACACTTGCCATTATGTTATTTCTCCTTGTTTCTTACATGAAAATCTAATTGCTAGTTTTTCATCTTCGAAATCTTCTTTGTAAAGTTCGTTTAATAAAAAATGTGATTGTTTGTAACCTTGATTTATACATGTGGTCCAATTATCAAAAATTCCAGTAATACTTTCGTTATTACATTTTGGAGCTTCTGCTGCATAACTACACACATATAAAATTAAAAGATATTTCACTTTAACATTTCCATCTTCGTCTTGCTTGTCTGATCCTTGAGTTAGGATTATTTTTAGTTTTTGCAGAAGATCTCTTCAGTTGTCCTAAAGATCTTGCACAATATGATTTTCTTCTTTTAGCAGCCTTTGATCCTGGTTTAACTTTACCAGTTACTGCTGTTTTTAATTTTGATCCTGGATTAGCTCTTCGATAAGCTTTTACTCCAGCCTTTGTCATTCCAGCACCTTTTTTAGTAGGTCTGTAATTTTTTTTATTTCTTGAAATTGCTCTTGCCATTTGACTAATGCCTGGCGGATTTCTCCGCCAAGCAAAATGATTATTGACTACTCAACTGTGTACATAACCCAACAATGAATAGAGCCACTTATAGTTGCTCCACCAGTTGTGATTACAATATCAGTTTCCGCAGTTGTTCTGTAACCCAGACCAGTCATCGCAGTATTAGCAGCAGTAGAGCCACCTAACATTGATTGTGTTTGACCAGCAGCATTCCAAGTACCTACAGCAGCTAAATATCTGTCATCGTCTCCGCTGTCTCCAACTTTCAAAGTTGAAGAAGCTCCTAAAGCATCACACTTTAGAACAACATCCATTATAGTTGCGTTAGTTGGTATTCTACCAATCGTTATGTCTGATCCAGATGCAAGACTTGAAGCTTCATAACTATCGTATGAAACTCTCATCTTTCCACCAAGAACTTCGCTGTCCACTTTTACAATAGGATCAGCAGTTATATTTGTGTAATTTACACCTTTAACACTTGCCATGATATATATCTCCTATTGATTAAGCTTCATGAGCTTCGATTGTTACAACTTTATCTTCTTCCATTCTAGTTGCACCGATTGACTGGCAAACATAAACTTGATGAGCATAACCTTTGTCAGATCTCTCATCAATTCTAGTCATTAAGTCTTGACCGATAGCCATCTTGCAGCCATCCATTGCCCATACTAGGCAAAGTCTTTTAGATGCAGCAGATGTTAGTCTGTTAGACACTATAAAGTTGAAGCCAAGGAATGAATTAACTTCTCCATTCGCTAAAGCTTTAACACTATTAAAATCGCTTGAAGTAACTTCAGTAGTTCCTAATAGATCTGTGATCTGTTTTGGAGATACTGCAATGTATCTAGCGATTGATGGATCAACTGAAGCTGCATCCAAGATCTCTTTTGCAGATCTTAATTTAGCAATAGTTAAACCATTAGTACCACCTTCAGTTATCTTTTGGCTTGAAGGAAGAGCAGTAGCTGTTGAGCCAGTCTCTCCAGTAAAAGCTGTTCCAGATAACGCAGCGATGATTTCATCGTCTTGAGCTCTACCTAATGCGTAAGCAGCAGCAGAAGCATAAGCCGATGTTGGATCGATTAGAGTTCTAATTTTATCTTGGTTATCGATAAGATCAGCATACTCGTAATCAACAAGACTAACTCTTCTTCTTGCATGTGGTGTGTCCATCTGTGGAGTGTCAGCATGTCTTGTAGTTCTTTTAACTGCAAGAGCACTTCCGACTTGGTCGAAAAATGCATTTTTGCCAACAACAGTTTCAACATCAACAGCAGATCTCAAAAGTGAGCCTTTTTGTTGTGATAGCATTTGTACATTGTTTGAATACTGCTGTACAAAAGCTGTAGTAATTTGATTTGACATTGTCAAACCTCCTTATGTTGTGGTTGATTTTATCGACTTGGTTGTCTCCGAATTGGAGGTCGCATCTGTGAATTTTAAGACTTCACTTTGTCTTTTTTCTTGGCGGTCTTTTCAGATTGTCGCTTTGAAGTTTGCATAACCCAGTCAAAATAATTTTCAGCTATTGGCAGAGGATCTCTTCGATCATTCTCTGGACCAAATTCAGTTGCTAGTCTTAAACATTCAAGTCTAACTTCTGCGTCTGTTATTATTTCGCCTGGCTCAAATTTTTCATTAGCCATTTAACATCTCTCTCAACTTCAAGACTTCTTGAACTGCTTTGTTATGATTTGGATGTGTCTTAATCCAATAAGCAGAGCCTTCTTGAGTTAGTTCGTTAATTTCTTTTTCAATATCTTTAGCTGTCATATAATCAGATCCATCGCCTTTGATGATTTCATCTTCTGATAATTTGTCAGCTAGTTCAGAAAAAGCTTTTATGACTTTAATATTGTCTCCAAGTCTTGAGCCATCTTTTAGATAAGTATTTTCTAAAAAATCTGATCCTAAAGAATTAACTGCAAGCTTTTTAGCCTGGTCAAGTCTTTTAGCAAATTGAGGTCCATACTCTTTTTTAAGTTCAGTCTCTGTTTGTAATTGTGCTTGAGCAGCAGCTTCTTCTTGAGATGCAGCATTGTTGCCATTCATCTCATTATAAAATTTAATTAAGCCTTCAGCTTGTTTAGGAAGTAATCCTAATTGATGTGCAGCTTTATTAAATTCTTTAACTTGCGTTTGATCCAGTTCTTGATCTTTGATGTTATATTTGTAGCCATCTGGTGTATCTGGTGCACCAAGTCTTTTAAATACTTCATTCCAATCTTCCTCTGTTGCATGCTTATTAGGAACTGGAATTTTATCAGCTCCAACAAGTTTTTGAGCATGGAGATAACTTTTTACGAAATCTTCCATGTTGTTAAAATTGTCCAAAGCTTTTTCTTCTTTGAAACCTTCAGGAATTAAATCTTTAAAATTTGTTTCCTGGTTTTCTGAAACTAATGTCGCTTCAGTATTATTCTGAACAACATCAGTCGATTGTTCAGATTGCACCTCTGGTGCAGTTGTCTGATTTTCCATATATACCTATTGGTTATTTTGATTTAAGTATTCCTTTGATGAATAGAGAAATTGATCTCTGTCCTTCAAGGAATGCGGTCTCATGACTGTTATCTTTTGAGAAAGTAGTCGAACTCTCATGACATCTTATTGAGATGTCCTCTAAAACTCTTTTGCCTTCTTCAGATCCAAAAACTGTTTTGTAATCTTCTCGAAGCTGTTTAATCTTTTTTTCTATTTCTTTATTGTGATCCATCTTGAACTATTTTAGCCATTGGAGCTGCATTTTTAGCCATTTGAGTTTCAGCCATTTGTTGCTGCATTTCCATTTGTTGTGCTTCTTGTTCAGCTCTATCTGCTCTAATTTGTTCTACTTCAGCATCTGATTTAATTACTTTTGCTGGTAATCCTAAAATTGAAATAATTTGTTTTACTAATCCATTTTCATCGATGTAATCCATAACTGGCATTGTTTGAGCAAGTGATCCAAAAATTTCTAATCCTCTCATTAAAGATTGAAGCTCTTGTCCTCTTTGAGCTAATGCCATTGGAGAAACAAATTCTATTTTTAATTCTTGTTGCTGAAGAATATCTGGAGATTGCATGAACAAACCATTTCTTAAAAGAATATTAAATACTCTAGTAATCAATGGAGATAATAATTCAGATTGTAATCTACCTAATACTGGACCAAGTATTCTCATTTTCTCTTCTTGTCTTTGGACAACTTCAGTCGCAGTCATGTTTCTATTTTCAGTTACAACTAACTGATCGATATGAAACATTTTATTAATAGCATCTCTTCTTTGATTTTCGTTATTAATAGTAATT